CTGGGTACAGGCTGACGTAGATGCTGAGTCTATTGAAGCTAGTATTGCTAGTCAGGTTGCAGAGTCTAAAGCTCCAGCAATTAGTGTCGGAACACCTTGGTGAACACCCTAAACTTTAAAGGAAATAAAAAATGAAATATTTATTAGTATTAACAGCATTCGCATTGACAGCCTGTAACACCTTTAATGCCGCAGTAGACGGCTCACAGATGATTGTAGACAGCACTGTTGACTCGGCGCAGTCTATGGTTTCAGATACCGCTAAGGGTATTGGGGCTGGCTCTGCTACATTTGTTGACGGGATTGCCGCTGACATTCGAAAAGCGTCTGAATAAGCTCACTATCTTTACGGTAAAAAATAATGGCTACAGTTAGAGAAATGGAAGTTAAGCTAAACGGGCATGAAAAAGAGTGCGCCGTTAGATATGCCAATATAGAAAAGCAATTAGACCAAGGCAATGCCAAGTTTGACAAAATTAATACTCGATTTGATGCTATTGATAAGCGGTTGTGGCTTCTTTATCCTTTTGTGCTAGTCTCTCCCTTCCTAGAGAAGTTATTTCAATGAGTATATTCAACTCTTTAATAGCGCCCGTAACTGGTCTTCTTGACAAGTTTATTCCTGATGCCGACACCAAGCAGAAGATAGCGCACGAGCTGGCGACTATGGCCGAACGTCACGGTCAGCAAATCGCGCTTGCTCAGATTAAGTTAAACACCGAAGAGGCCAAGGGTAACTGGTTTCAGAGTGGATGGCGGCCTGCAACTGGCTGGATTTGCGTTGGCGGTTTTGCCGTAAACTTTCTAATTTCGCCATTAGCTGCTGGAATTGGCGTTGATATACCCCAGGCAGACACCTCAACAATGCTACCAGTTCTAATGGGTATGCTTGGTTTAGGTGGGCTTAGAACTGTTGAACGATTGAAGGATAAAAAATAATGGCTAAAGCACCTAAAGAAAAAACCTACTTCAAAGCCAAAGAGCTGACCTGCAAATGCGGCTGCAATACAGTCGAATTTGATCTTGGCTTTCTGGCTACCTTAAATTCAATCCGTAAAGAGTGCGGCTTTAGCTTTCCCCTGTCATCTGCTTACCGATGCCCGTTACACCCCATAGAAGCGCGTAAACAACGTCTAGGGGCGCATACAACCGGAAAGGCGGTAGATGTGTTATGTTCGGGCGTAAACGCCTTAGAAGTCATTAGAGTGGCTCAGAAACACGGTATACAGAGAATTGGCGTACAACAGAAAGGCGGCGGCAGGTTTATACACATAGATGCCTGTACCGAAGAAGAAGGTTTCCCCCCGGCTATCTGGTCTTACTAAATTACCCGACAAGACTAAAGCCCCTTAACCGGGGTTTTTTTTCGCACTTAATTTAACGATATGTATTAAAAGGCTTTACATTGTAAAGAGAAACAGGCATAGTATCGCTTCATTCAACGAAACAAGGGTTACAAAATGAATTATTCAAAATGGGTAGAGGAGTTTGAGTTAGCACTGGGCAAGCTAGACCACAGCAACAAGGACGCTTATGCAGCATACATGGAAATGGCTTTTTGGGCGCAAAATGCTTGCCCTAACCCTGAGCCAGATGCTGAGGAGTGTGAAAGAATTTATAGTAGTGTAATGAGTTCTATTGACGAGCAAGATTTGGGTGACAAGCCTTTTTATAAAGATGTCTACTGTATAAAGCATGGCTTCTAATCTAACCGCCCCTTCGGGGGCATTTGCTGTAGGAGGCAACATGGGAATCAACGAGTTAAACGACCTAGAGCGCGGCGAGCTAGACTGCGTGATTGGTTATCAAGCCTTAGAAGGGCAATCAGACGCTTACGATATAGGTTATGGTGAGCAGTACCAGAAAGAACAGACTGTAGGAGGTCAATAAATGAAAGCATCAGAATCAATCAATGAGCTGGCAGCAGCTCTATGTAAAGCCCAGGGCGAGATGGGCGGGGCAGTTAAGGACTCATCCAACCCGTTTTTTAAATCAAGCTATGCGGATCTAACGTCAGTTATCAAGGCCATCAAGCAGCCCTTCGCTGATAACGGACTAAGCTATACGCAATTCCCTACTAACTTTGGCGACCGTATTGGTGTGGTAACTATGCTAATGCACACTTCGGGTCAGTTTCTTCAAATGGAATATACCCTGCCAACTGTTAAGCAAGACCCCCAGGCTGCTGGCGCTGCCATAACCTACGCAAGACGGTACGCTTTACAGTCAATGGCAGGCATCCCAACCGCTGACGATGACGCAGAATCTGCAATGCTTAGAGGCGATCACAAGAACCCTTTGAGTGCTGATCAATCTGCACAAATTAAAGCCTTGCTTGAGGAAACTGGCACAGATGTTGCCAAGTTCTGCAAGTGGTTAAAGGTTAGCTCGGTAGATAAGGTCTTGGCTATTCACTACGACAGAGCAGTTGCCGCGCTTGAAGCCAAGAAATGATTATCTTAGATCACGAACAGGGAACGGAGGAATGGCTTGCTGCTCGATTGGGCAAGCCGTCTGCCAGTAACTTTTCTAAGCTGATTACCATGACTGGTAAGCCATCATCATCTGCTGACAAGTACATCGACCTACTTGTGGCAGAACGCCTCACAGGTAAGTCTGAGCCGTTTTACACCAATGACCATATGGCACGCGGCAACGAGCTAGAGCCAGAAGCGCGTGAAGCCTATGAGTTTATATCAGGCAACATGGTTACAGAGCATGGGTTTATTCTTGATGACTCTGGAGAGTTTGGCTGTAGTCCTGACGGGTTGATTGAAAGTGGTGGATTAGAGATTAAGTGCGCGGCTCAGAGTACGCACGCTGGCTACTTGAGAGATTCACAGATAGGCGTTAAGAAATATTATCATCAGATACAGGGCTGCATGTGGGTATGTGATCGCCAGTGGTGGGATTTGTTTTTATATCACCCAGAAATGTCTCACGTTTTGGTGAGAGTAGAAAGAGATGAACAGTTTATCGAAGCCCTGGCCATTGAAGTAGAAAAGGCCGTTAATGTTATTTTAAACCAAGTGGAGAAGCACCAATGAAAACAGTAGGAATCGCGTTAAATATCAACCTTAGCAAGCTAGAAAAGAAGCGTTTTGTAACGGGCAAGAATGGCACCTATGCTGATTTAACCGTCTTTGTTGACCTGTTAGAGCTTGACCAGTACGGCAACAGCGGCGGCATCAAAATGGCGCTTAAAAAGGACGAGACAAAAGAAAACACTAAGCTGGATTTTGTCGGTAATGCCAAAGTGTTCTGGAGTGATGGTGGCCAGCCAGCGCAACAGAGTGCGCCTTCTTCTAACCCTACCATTGAAGAAATGGATGACGATATTCCCTTCTAACTAAAAAACCCCCCTACGGCACAAGTGCTTTCGGGGGGAAACCATAGGAGTTTACAAGGCAGGGGAACCTTGCCCAACTAGGATAACATAGGAAGTAGTTATGACAAACGCAGGAAAATGCCTTCGGGTAGCCCAGGAGCTTAACAGCATCAACAGCAGTAAGGTTGCCGAGCTAATGAATGTAAGCCGTCAGAGAGTGTTTCAGTGGCGCAAACAGGAGAATATGAAGCTGCACACGGTTCAGGGCTTATGCGAGATCTTTGATTTAACCCTTGATCAGTTTTGTAAACTTTGCGACAAATAAGAAAAAACCCCCTGTTTGACGAGGGGGCTTTACTTTTCACTCGGATGGAGTGATACTTATTGTGCGAAGAATAAGAAAGGTAATTATAGCTATAGAATCCTATAGCGTCTACATCAACTCCTTTCTTTGAATGCAAACAATGCTTGGGCTTTAGGCTGGCGGTTCCTTAAATTAAACGCCGGATACAGGGTTGACCCTCCCTACAGAGCCTTACAGTTAAATCGGTTTTTAGCTGTGAATAGTTTGGATACACGATACAAGCATTAGTTTAACCGCAAAGCTGCTTTAGCCCTTTGATCTTAAATTTACTAGCTTTTGCTGGTAAAAGGGTTAAATCATCTTGAATAAATGTTCTTTTGTGTAACCGTTAAAAAAACATACACATAAAAACTTATTTAATTAAACACTTGGCGAGGCTTGCCGAGCTTAGGGGAAAAGAGAATGGATCATATAGAGACAGCAAGTGA